TAAACATGTATATGGATTCCCTAAGGCTCCAATGTTGACACCAAAGGTTCAAGAGGTTGATTTGTTATATAATCAAACATTGACTAAACAGAAAATGGTTGATGATACTGATGAACTTGACATTTTGAAACAAGTTTAAGATATTTTTAATATATTAAGTCTTCGAAAAAGTGCACTCTCAGTTTCTTGGTCCAATAAAGGATACCATTCACTGGGGTGAATATTAGAGGTTAGCCAGAACTTTGTGGCCTCCAAGGGAACAGAGCTTCCTTTAACTTCCACCCTGACAGGATAACGATCCAACCATCGGAGTAGGTGGGATATATCGATTGCTCCTCGAAACTCATCGATGATAACGTTTTGCTGACCGTGATAGCCACACCAAAACTTTGTACGTGGATCTTTGCTGTAAGCAGTTCCTCCGGCTTCTTCCCAGGCTCGTCTGGATTTGCCGGTTCCAGTTGGACCCCAGAATACGGTTGCAGATCGTTCCATGGGAATAGGTTGAAGCGAGTCCACTCGAATTCTTTGAAGGTTGCCGTAATATCGAATGTATATTTCACTGGGGACATCATCCATTTGTCCGGCAGATGCGAGACTACGAATTCGATCCCAGTCTGTTTTTGAGTTTCTTTGAAAGGATTCAGATCCAAATTGAAACGGTTCGCCAATTCTGGTGTCCTCCTTCCAAACATAGTCGTTTGCAGCAGCTGATCTTGTTGGTTCGAAGTGGGCTGAGGGGACTCCAAAAGTTGATTTAGCCTGTCGTATAGTCTTCTTCTGGGCGAAGGTGACCAAGAGCTGGTAGTGTCGGAAACCACCGTCTCCGCACTCAAGCTGTCCCTTGATGAACTTGACTCCGTGNTCGAGTTTTGGCTCCCAGTCGGACTCTCGGATGGTTGCCATGAAGTATCTTGCCTGTCTGATCGCAGGTCTGGAGACTCTGGAGGAGGTGTCGGAGGAGGCGACGGAAAGCAGTTCGGCCATGACATTGGATCGGTGGATATGGATCACTTTATTTATATTAGTGGACCCTAGATCAGGCTGTGTGGTCACATGATTCCGGGTAAATTAGGGTTATTCCGGGTAAATTAGGGCTAAGGAGAGATACCAAACTTAATTTAGCGGCGACCGCGAGGGAGCCAAGATCGCGCGAGAGCGCTAAAGGGGGCCTTGTGCCCCCTCACTTCCATTTATGGTCGTAACGAAAGTCGAGACTACCGCTTATGTAAGACGGCACAGTGTCTGTGCCCCAGTATTACTTACATAAGCGGGGGATATATGGATATTTACATGTAAATTGCATATAAATAGTGGCTGGATATCCGCGGCTACATGCGGTGGATAACAGGTGTGTTGATAAGCTTGAATTTTGTACAATTTATTCTTTCCTTATTAATTGTATACTACGATCATGAAGCAACGGACGGGAAAGAGAGTGGCACATCGAATGCCAGTGAGGAGTTGGGCGACAGCAGCGAGATCGTTGGGAGGTGTTTTCAAGAAAGCAGCGTCGTTGTACAAGAAGAAAGGAGCGAAACGCCTGTTTACAGGACAGGCGTTTAGAATGAAGCGACGGGGGCGATCGCATACAAAAACGAATAATAATGAAGAGAATCAACTGGAAATTAGTCAGCATAATGACTTGTCGATGCATAGTTTACGGAGACTTGATTTGGGCGGTAAAGGATCATTCGTGAAAGTTGATCGTAGTTATTTTAGTGAGGATTATCAAACAATCCACACAGGAGCCCAAGGTATTCAATCATCAACTATGTTGGAGATTGTAAATAATCGAAATAAGATGCTTGGTTTGACGAGTTCGGCTCGAAATCAAAATTACACTTCTGCATTTAATCCATGGCAGTTGAATCTTGGCGCAACAGATACGACAAATACGTTTTTTTCGACATCATCAGCGTATCCAAATTCAGGTAATACTATTGGTGTTAATTACACTGAATGGGAATTCAACTTTTTGTCAATGGAAACAGTTCCTCAAATAGTGGAATTGTATTTTTCGACTCCGGTCAATGATATTAGTTACAATCCGATTGAGTCATGGACTAATAGTTTGGTAACCGAACGATTTGGAGTAGCACCAGTTGCTGGTCCTACTGCCATTGCGGATCCAAATGGGCAAGTTGGGGGAGCTATGGAGAATAATGTTGGACAGAAACCAACTGATTGCAAGGGTTTTAATAAGTTATGGAAGACATTGTATAAGCGTACATTTGTCTTGCAGCCAGGTGATCAAAGAAACTTTAAAGGGCGATTGTATACGCGGAGGTTTGCCTTAAGGCAAACCATAGTTGACAGAAACCGCGAGTATTTGCGCGGTTTTACTGTGGTTCCATGGATTACTATTAAGGCAGGGATGGTAGGTATTGTTGCTACAGATATTAGTGATGTAGCAAGTGAAGTTGCTTTTGGTGGTACTAAAATTGGGGTGATATGCAAGTATAAACATGTATATGGATTCCCTAAGGCTCCAATGTTGACACCAAAGGTTCAAGAGGTTGATTTGTTATATAATCAAACATTGACTAAACAGAAAATGGTTGATGATACTGATGAACTTGAC